CAATACGATGAATCTACACTTGTGCGTGTAACTATTGCCGAGATCATTGACGAGTTCCTATCTGGTAAATGGACTCCACCTTGGAAGTGCGGATATTGTGTTTCGCGCCACAAAGGTATGCTACAACCTAGATATTAATGCCTACACGTAAACGTAGTAATTATCACCCTGTCTGCTATGTTGTGTCCGGTAACGGGCACAATGTAGCAGTCAGTAATCAATTTGTAGCAAAGATCATCTACCAATTATGGATACAACTAAGCGTTAGTAAAAACATTGCAACAACAGTGACCATTAACGCATACATGTCTCCAAACTCTTGGTCTACGTGGAGTCGTAGACACATCATTGCTTTATTGAATGGCAGTTGGACTAAACGGCTAATCTGCAAAGCAACTGTTGCTAATGGTGAATATAAAGAACATATGTACAACACACAGATTAAAATAACAGGCGATGAATACGAATCATTTGCCAAACACACATACTCACAACTATCTAAACCAGTCGCTCATGCGTTGAACAATGCATTGATGTATCCAAACATCCTGCAACTAATACTACGAGCGCCGACGGCACTATCTGCACGTGTTGCATTAAAGGTTGAGGGATACCTCAAGTGGCAAGACGGTACAAAGATTGACCATATCGATAAAGTGTGGGAGTACCTGCACTTTGAAGTACGAAGAACCTGAACAAGACACTGATATAGGTTGGAAGCTTTTATTCTTCTGGATAAGTATGTTGTTATTGCTGTTGCATCGACGTATCTTTGATGGGAAATGAAAACTACACAATATTCTGAAGCTTTATTCCAAAAGCAAGTCATCACCTTACTGAGCGCTTGTGGCTATACAGTAATTGAGGTTGGTAAATCGCGTGGCAAGACAAAATGTCCGTCATGCAACAAATATCATTATTCAACTGGATGGCAAGGCAATACAGTAGGTGCTCCTGATTTGTATATACACAAACAAGAATGGCATGGCATTGCAATTGGAATAGAGCTTAAAACACCGAAAGGAGCCGTGCGTAAAGAACAACAAGAATTAGCAAACAAAAGTGTAGTAACCATATGCAGGACATTAGAGGATGTAGTAAATGCTGTTACTGCTATCGATAAAAGATTGAATGTAGAAAGTAAACTGGAGAAATTAAATTGGATTCTGTAATCAAATGCCCTGTGGCATTTAATAATCACGACGTTTGGATTGACACATCAAAATATGAACGTGTACATGTAGCAACGAAAAAAGATGACAGCGCGTCGTTTCTAAGTGTTGATAAAGATGGTTGGTTTTTTATACCAGCATGGACGGAATTAGAACACGCACAACAATACATTAAAAAGCATGACTTAGTTGGCGTCCATGACATTATAAATATTTCAGTGACAGAGCTGTGTCTTTTGGCTCGCGCTGTAATGCTCAATGGTGTACCAATGTTAGTTTCTGGTACTAACATTGGCGAGAACGTACTTAGTTCTTATGCTCCTACACCAACTATCTATTCATCTATTGCTACGATTTGGCATTACGCAGAGATCAACGGTGAACGTGTTCGTACAGACAATGGTGAGTTATACGTACAACTGTCCGCATCTGTACTAATGGCAAAGTTATATAACGACAAACCACATCTGTTTCAAGCAATAGTAGATGATCAGTTAGAAATTAAATCAATCATGTTTAAACAGTTGGTACAAGAGGAAGACTATGTATATACAGACGGTGAGTTACTCAATGTGAAGAAAGGCTTAGAAACAAGCAAAGTCTTGCGAATAGATGAAGGAGAAAAGAATGTTTAATCCACGTGATCACTTTTTAAATCTTAAAGGTAAGCAATATTTACCTGTAGCACCACGTATTGCGTGGTTTCGAGAAGAACATCCAGACTGGACAATTATGACGTATGCAGTGCCCGAACTTTCGGGCACTGACTACTGTACATTTGCTGCTGAGATCCATGATGCAACAGGGCGACTGATTGCCAAAGCACACAAAACTGAGCATGAGAAACACTTTGCTGACTTTCGCGAGAAAGCGGAGACGGGTGCTATCGGTCGTGCACTTGCACTATGTGGATACGGCACACTGTTTGCTCAGGAACTAGAAGAACCAGTCACACCAGCTGGCGACATCCGCATCGTTGATGCACCACAACAAGCCAAGGCAACTACGCTTACTGCTGGTAGACAGTTTGCCTTTGAGTGTAAACGTATATGGGGTAAGGACATTACACCATCAGATATGAAACGTGTATTTGCACGTCTTGCTGGACATACCAATACAACAGATGAAAACCTACGACTTGTCATTGAAGTACTACAGGGATTCAACACACCAGAAGAAGCAGAAGCAGTATTTTTATCAGAGAAAGAGAATAACTAATGGACACAAATAAATTTGACATTATCGGCGACAGCTACTGGGATAAAGAAACTGGCGAATATGCTGGCCCAGTTGATGGATGGCTTGGCGAGGAACTGGTATCAGAAGATGACGTTCTTTTAGCAATGCAGCGTTTACTAAAATATGAGACCGAACTAAAGGCCGAGCAACTTGCTATGCAGTCTGTAATTGATCGCTGCAAGCAAATGGTAAAAGACAAAGAACGTAAAGTTCAGTGGTTGCAAGCACGGTACGGTGCACAAATTGCTAACTTTGCTAAGACTCAACTTGTAGGTAAAGCCAAAACATGGAAGTGTCCATGGGGTCAAGTTGCATTTCGCAACACACAGCCAACGTTCACGATTCATGATGAAGAAAAAGCAGCATTAGTTATCCCTATATCTACTGATGCTGTGCAGCTTCAATATAAAGTTTACAAAAGTAAGATACCAAAAGAAGTGCAACTTACACTTGTAGAACAATACCCAGATATTTTCTCTGTGACGGAAGCCACAGAAAATGTATCGATCAAAGCATTGACAGCCACAGACACAGAGGAGTAAGATTGCATTGCCCCTGAAACTATATCAACACAGGGGAAAACAACTACCAAATGGAGGACCACGGCATCAACACCGTGGTCCTTTTGTCCCACAGAAAGAAAGAGAATGAGTGACGAATTAGTTTACATAGGCAGTATCCCAGATGCGGTAAGTGTTACCGACGTTGGCTTACAGTTTAATCACGATATTGAATATGATCAGTGGTTACGACTAATGGCTACATTACAACAATTAACTACAGCGTTTCAGTTTGCAATTGGAGACGCACTTAACTACGGACAAAAACGCTATGGTGAAAAGTATGCACAGGCTATGGATGCTACTGGTTGCGCTTATCAAAGTCTTGCTAACTGGAGCTGGGTTTCTAATCATGTTCCTATTAGTAACCGCGTTGCAGGTCTTAGCTGGACTCACCATCGCTTGGTCGCAAATATGGGCACGGAACAACAGAAGCAAATCCTAGAGTCTGCAAAAGCACGTGGGATATCTGTAACAGAGTTTGAACGTGAGTTGAAAGGCGAGAAAGAAGAAGAAAAGAAACCACTTAAAACAATAGAAATACCATCAGGCTGGTCAGTTGATGATGTCAATAAGGCACTGTCTTTGATTAGTACTACACCAATACCACTACAAGAAATATATGACGCAGGTCTTACTAAGTTATCTGAAGATGATGACGTTCAACGAGTAAGGTACTGCGATCAATGTCCATATAACCAATAAGGAATTCCAATGATTACTGTATTTAACGGCAAGTCTTTTGGCTTGTCCGGTGCATCGTCGTCTGGCTTTGTGCAGATTGACAGACTCCTTGTCAATCACATTGCAAGCTTTACACCGTCTGGATTCATCACATTCATGGCGTTAGTTATGCATGTTGATAATGAGGGATACTGCTGGCCTAGTATCAAACGTTTGTGTGAATGCACAGGCTTGTCGGAGACAACAGTAAAGACTGCACTACATCACCTGTCATCAATGAAAATTAATGACTGTCGGTTGCTAGAAATTAATGGCAGAACTTCTCCTAATGGGAGAACAACAAGCAATGGATACAAGTTGTTTCCAGATTCTGTACAGCATTCCGACAACGTAAAGGTGCAAGCAGTAAAGCAAGTACAGAAGGAGGTTGCTAAAGAAGATGACCCTGCATTCCCTCTGATGCAAGCATTTATGATTGAACGGTGGGGTCCATTCTCAAGTGAAAACATAAGCGATAAGGATTGGAAAAACAATAGGTTAATCATCTGGCAAATGCATAAAGCTGGAGTAAAGCCAAGTGATGTCATAGAGAAAGTTAATACACTCAAAAGCAAATGGCAACTAGAGATGATTACAGTCAGATCACTATGGAAGCATTGGGATACATATGCTTCATCGACGTATGGCAAAGTTACAAAAACTGCAAAGATAGAGGATTGGTTCAATGACAACGACTGATAAATTGCTGGCGATTCTTTCACAACTACCTAGCTCGATACCATGGACAGAGACTAGCGATACCGTATACAGGGTTGCAGTCAAAGGTTTGCCAGATGAGGACATCAAGCTTGGTATGCAACGCATTCTTACACGCACAAAGTTTCGACCCACACCATCTGAGGTATTGCTAAACGTAGCAATAGCAAAGTACGGCGATGCGCAACCACACATGGTCACACAAGACATATCAGAAGCAATACGGCTTGGGCTTGACCCAAATAAGTTACACCCTACTGTTGTGCTAGTGTTGCGGAAGACAGGTGGTTTACGTGCATGGCGAGTAGAGCCACCACTCAAAGGGCAACAACTTGCCGATGTTATTAGTGAAGTGTTACTGGTCAGATTAACGGATTATATTAATGAGCAACAGTAAGAGTCTTGGTTTCAACATAGAGATCCCATACGATGTTATGAGTGAGCAATCACTCATAGCATCTATTCTTCTTGGTGGTAATAAACTATTTAAGTCAATGCAACGCATTGACAAGTCTATGTTCTATCGTGTTGCCCACAGTTTGATATGGGATGCATACAAAGCTGTAGACGATGCTAACAAAGAAATAGATATTGTCACGATCAATGAGGAATTAGTAAAGCGTAATGCGCTAGAAGCATGTGGTGGTCTTGCATATCTCATGCAGTGTGCAGAACTGCTACCGACTACAGGTCACTGTAATAGTTATGCTGACCTTGTATGGGAATACCATAAGAGGCGTGAGATTATATTTGCATCCGAACATGCAAGTAAGCGAGCATCTACTGGTGATGATGCTACTGAAGATATAATCGCCGATTTAAATAAATCTGTTACATTCATTCAATCCGGAAAGGCTGTAGATGATTTATCTGTATTAATTTCTGACATCACAACAGAAGCTATCCATCGTACTGAAGACGCCATAGACTACAGTGTCTCTAGCGGATTTGTAGAGGTTGACAGTATTACTGGTGGATGGCGTGACGGTGAGTTAATCATCGTTGGTGGTCGTCCATCTATGGGTAAGTCAAGTCTCGGTTTACAGTATGCATGGAATGCAGCTCTTGCATTACGAAAGGAAGAAAAGCGTACCGGGGTTCTAATAGTTAGCGCAGAAATGTCTAAAGCTATGGTTACTGCTAGGATGCTTAGCATATACAGTGGAGTAGACAGCCAATCGATACAGTCAAAGAAGCTATCTAGCTACGATAAAGACAGTCTTTCAGTTATTGCTCGAACAGCCAAGAGCCTAACAATACAAGTGGTTGCTGATCAAACAGTTACACTGCAATCTATTAGGGAAGCAGCCAATAGCATGAAGAAGACTGCTGAGGTTGGGTTAATTGTAGTTGATTACCTACAGATGATAACGATGCCAGCAAATGTCAAGTCTGAGAATAGAACTAGGGATATTGGCGTGATTAGTCGTGGACTAAAAGACATTGCTCGTGAGTTTAACTGCCCTGTTATAGCACTATCATCATTGTCTCGTGCAGTGGAGCAACGGCAAGACAAGCGACCAATGATGTCAGACTTACGTGAGTCTGGTGATATTGAATCAGATGCAGACGTAATTCAGTTTATCTACAGGGCTGGGTACTACGAGAAGAAGCAAGCGGATGACCACATGGATGATATTGACAAAGCAGAAATCATAACGGCTAAGAACCGAAATGGCAGAACGGGCGTATCACTACTAAACTTTGAGAGTAAGTACGCCCGGTTCACTGATTTCACATCAGACGACTTGTTTCTTTAAGTAGACTTTCTTGTGGTCATTATTGACGACGCAGTCAAAATCAAGACTACGGGCAATATCTCTGATAGATGCATACGATTTGCCATCTCGTAGAATGCATTGAACGGCCAGTGCTTCACCGTTGAGGACTGGCCCATCTTCCCAAGCCAATAAAGAATCATCCCCAACGACAAGCCGAACAAAATCCCTGACAGGCGCGTAGGTTCTACCGTTTTGCACCAACGCAATAATGTGTTTGTCACCATATACAATCTTCCAATCTTGTCCACTTTGTAACAATGACCACGGTCGAACAAAATACAGTGCGTCCTTACTGCGGTTTCTGTATAGAGGTCTATGAGCTACCTCATATCCGTTACGGCTTCCGTCGTTATTACTGTTCCCTTCAATAGAATACCAAACTCCATTTTCATCCTGTCCCTCAACAATACCAATATGGAATGCATCCTGCCGTCCATTCTTTAAGGTCTTTACAAGCAATACAAGATCACCACTCATGGGCGCACGATGCAGTACCCCATGCTTCTTAGCCACAGCAAGCCAGACATCGCAGTCTGCACTAAAGCATAAAGGCCAATCCAAACCACTCTTACTTTCCCATTCCGATGCTACACCGCTTACAAATGACGCACACCAAAAGCTTCCAATAGGAGCGTTGACCAAAGTGTTCCACCGATCAATCAATGGTCCGCAGTTACTGCCAACGGGTTGTTCACTTACGCCGATGTATTTTCGTGCAATGTCTACAAAGCTTTGCATTACGGACCAACTTCCTCAATAATCTTCTGTATCTGTTCGTTTGACAGTGTCTCAAAATTCTTTTTGTATCGACGCTTTTGCCGTGCTCGCAATCGTTCTGTGCGATCGGTACTTTCAAATATGACTGGAGATGTTGGCATTCCCGGATATTTAATATCTTGTAAAGTCACGTCTCCGCTGTCTGGTATACCTTCCCAAAGTGATGACAACCCGTGTGCGTTAATCATATCGATAGCGTTAGGATAATCGTATTGATACTCCATCATCTCTTTAAGCGCAGCTCCACCACTTGTCTTTAAGATTTTAAGTTCAGCAATATCATCAACATATGGACTACGATAAGCATTTTCAATTCCAATCAAGCGCCCAAACATATTCATGCGCAAGTTTGTAACCTTTGGGTCATACTCAAGATTTAAATCCGGAGAGCGATAAATTAATTGCTCAAGCTCACGCAAGAAGTTTTGTATAGGAATAATCTCGTGATCAATCGCCATGCGACTAGCACCATTAGGGTATTGCATTAAGAGCTTACGCAATACCAATTCGTATGGATGCCCACGCATAGCACGTAATAATTGATCCTTGTTAGCACGTAAGTATTCCATGCCGGGATGCTTCTGGAAAGATGGTTTCCCATCAAACTCCTGACCTGTGTACATACCACGCATAGTTCCATACATAGGGTTCAGGCGATCAAGGAAATACAGTTTTGTCATTTCCTTAGCAATAGCTGCAGGTGCAGACATTCCCTCATTAATACTTTGATCAATGTTTAAAGCTGGCGTAACTATAAACTTCTGGAATCCCATGATTGCAGCAGGATAGTTTATTTGTACATCGCCAATAGTTCTTACACGACCAGTTGCGCGTAAATTATTTTTATCAATAATAGGCTTCGGCTTTACAGTCCACATCATTGCGTTTTCTTCATCAACACCCGCAATCTGTGTCCATATTGTGTCGCTAATATGTTGTCCTGCCTTCTTTGCAATGGCAGCCTTACTAGCTTGTGCTATTACCTCATTATTGATGTAGTGCAATGATGACAAGCCAATTAATGCAGTGGCTACACGCCGTAAATATTCAGCGCCCGGTGTAAATACACGAGTACCAGATTTTGGTGTGTTAAATTGCAATGCATCAAAGAAACGCGCTTGTGGACCAACGTCAATAACGTTGTATCCAATACCACCATCAAATTTCTTTAAAATAGGCCGCATTGCATTGTTAAGCATCATCCCAGTTGCTAATTGCAAAGCCGCTGGTACAAGGGTGATATTTCCTACTGCTTTAAACCAGTTTGGCGCAGTATATAACTGCGATGCAGTGTAATACTTTTCCTGTAACTTAGGATTTAATCCGGGGTCTGTACCAGCAGGCACACCCGTCAAGGTGTTAAGTATACGGGCATAGTTTTTCTTGTATTGGTTAGCCACATATTCCATTTGCCCTCGGCTTGAGTCGTCACCTAATGCAAATGCTGGCAAATTGTCATCTATATATGCAGCGTACTCAAGCATCATCTTGATACGTAAAATATCAGTACTCATGACGCCAGCTCGTTCAGTAGCACCAACAAGAGGATACCTCTGTGCTATAACTCCCTTACCAATAAACTCACTTTGCGATAACTGAATAGGTATGTCTTCCATCGCCATCGCTGGGTTCAATGCATTCATTGCAGACGCAGCTTCGTACCATTCTCCATATTGAGTTGATAGTCCCATTTCATTAAGATCGGCAATAGTGTATGCACGTTCAGGCATATTCACGCCTGAAATTACAGGCTTAACGTATTTACCACCGACAGTTCGTTGCTGAACAAAGGGAATTCCTGCACCAATCTTGCTACCCGGAGTGCCATACTTGGTAAACAAACCACCTATCACTGCGTGATATGCCTTGTCGCCGTATGCTGTTTCTTTAGAGTGACCTAATAAGAAACTTGCAAGTCTTTGCAATGGAGTAGTACCAAGCATTTTCTGAGCACCGGGCTTAGTAAAGTTTGGAGCTAATCCTGCAAGTCCGTAAAACTGCATTGCACTATTTTTGGGATCCATGAATGCAACCATAAAGTTCTGTAAGAATGGTCGCGCAAAGTCTAAACTTAATCTTTGAACAATATTTGTTGCATTAAGTTCTGTCCAAGCACCGTTCAAGAATCTGTTTAAACGAGTTCGTCCCGGTATCACACGATATTGCAATGCACGTAACTGTCCGGGTGTTATACCAAAAGGTGTTGTACTAGAACCAGAACTAAATAATGTGTTTCCTACGCTTTCAAAATCAGCGGTAGGTATTGACATGTAAACGTCCTTGCCATCGACAGATATACCAATTTGGTTGTTATCTGGGTCGTTTTTCAAAATCAAACGGTCTGGCTCACCAACAACAAACATTTTGTCCACAATATCTGTATATCGTTGTTGCCTCCATTGGCTAAATGCTTCTGGATCTGAATGTACATTAGGGTCATATGGCTCAAGTCCATCTACTAAATCCATTTCCTCTTGAGTAAATGGATCAATAGCATCCTCAAAAATATCACCACTACTTAACCATGTACCCTTGCGAGCATTGTTTACAATAGCTGATTGAGTGATATCAATCTCTGCACCAGAATCTGGCTGAATAATCTTAGAGACACGATAATCAGTACCCATCTTTGTTCGCCATTCGGCTGGTATCAATGACGGATCATCGTGCTCAGCCTCAGCAACAAGCATTTTAGCTACAAATACATCATGTGGAACTATAGAGTTCTGAGCTAAATTATCAATACGCTCATATGTCTCGGACGATGCATCTGGCATGTATGCTTGTGCTGCTAACCTAATAAGGTCAGAAGCACTTTGCTGGCGATACTCCTGAACGCTTTGCAGTTGCGTAATAGTTCCATTGTCATCGGTAACTGCACGATAACTTAAAAACGGATTTGACAATAGCTGTACGGAATAAGGAACAGATGTATCTACCTCTGCCCTAGGATCGACAATCTTCATCCTAACTGGGCTTGTAATTCTGTATAAGTAAATTCCTCGCTCCAGCGACGGATTATGGAACGGCGTATTTCGCATAATAACCACAGAGCCGTCACGCAAGAAGTTAGTCTTTTCAACTGGTGACAGCGTGTTAATGTCAAACAAACCTTCAGGCACACTGCCTTGTGGTGCTGCTTGATATTTCATGCGGTAACCCGGTGTTGTGATCGGATATCTATTACCAAGCACGTCACCTTTAAGTAATGTCAATGGATTACTTGGATCAACTACTACTGGACGAGATTGATTCAGTGCAAAATCAACGTTATATAATCCACCAGCACCATCTTTCATCAGTAACTGCTTCTGGGTTTTAAACGAATTGGGCACTAACGTGTATTTTTGGCTCTTCCAATTGTAACGAGCAGATGACATTTCTCTTTCTTGTAAATCAAGAATATGTGCAGTTGCATAGAGTAGCTGACTAGCCTTTTCATTTACTGCTGGATTAGGGTCAGCTAATTGCTTTAGGAAGTTAGAGTATCCAGCAACGTTGTTTCTTCCGAATACAACATCACGTACACGTGACATAGCATACGCAGCACCAGTAGAACGGTAATAGTTATCAGAGAATCGCAACTCTTGCCCATTCATTACAGTGTCCATAATGTCAAGCATCTGTAATGGATAACCTTGAGTAAAGAAGTCACCAACATTATTTCCTCTAATAGGCATTTCCATTGCAGATAACGCATCAATGGCTGTTGGCTGACCGTTGTAATCTTGTACTGATGTAGTAGCAAGTTTTAATTCATCTGGTAAACCTTCATTAAATGCAGCCACTACATTTGCAATTCTGTCGTGCATTGATGCATTACGATCAGCTCTAGTGCTACGCCCAGTAAGTGGTTTTGCAAACGCATAATACATATCGTAAGCAAATTGCTCTAACATGTCTTGACGTGCATCAGGGTCAGTAGTCTTGTTGTCAAGTGCATTGTTCAACTGATCAAAAAACTGCACTAAACCCTTATACTCTGGAGCATCAACATTCAAGATGAACTGGCTTGTAGCGTCATCATACGCAAATCGTGAATCATACATCATCTGATCACGACCAATAGACATTCTAAATAATCCATTATTGTAGATAAAGTCACCTACGGGATTTATAGCATTGTCATTAAGCCTGTTGAGGAAGTCAGTGCCCTCTAATGTAATTCCGCCCTCGTCATTAATTAGACCTTGCGTCATCATGTGGTCAAAGATATCAGCCTCAACAGAAGCTCGACCGACCTTCATCATGCCACGCATGTCAACACCAGCTGCTCTAACGTGCTTAAATTGATCGGCAAAGTACGCACCAATACGATCAGCTGCTGTCTCCGACGCGGGGCGATTGCCTTGAAAGTCTACTGAAGTTCCGGTCAGTATCTTCTTTTCTAAAGCCACTTGATCAGAATAATCTGATAGTCCAACGAGAGACTTTTGTACCTGAGACACACGCCGATTGATATCGTAAAGTACCGCAGAGAACTTACTGTTGTATTCACCTGAATATCCATGGAGGCGTGGTTGTGTAGTTCCGTCTAAATCAGCCAGAGCCTCACTGCTGACCAACATACGTACGGTTGTGTTCCGACCTAAACCCGTTTTGCCAGTGCCATAACGTAATGTAACAGGAACCTCAAGAACGTAATACGAGTTCTTTAATGGTACTGATTCATATTCTCGCGTAATGCCCTTTGTTGACGTCTTTACATAACGTCCCTCAGCAACATCTCTGTCACGCAAATGTAAGTGTGTAGGGAAGAATCCATCTTTATCAATACCGCCATCTTGCGCAACACTTACATAAGTAATAGTAGCGCCCATTGCGTTATCAACAAATGCTGTACTGAATTTACCTTGATTAAACCGTGGGTCCATCGCAACAACTTGATCAACAACGCGTCCTTGCAATCGGAAAGCGTAACGTTGTTGCATGGAGTCATCTTCACCAAATAGTCGCAAGTTCTTAGTAGCACCATGAATAGGCGTAAACCAGAAATCACGCGGATCATAACTTCCATCACGAACCTTGTCTACAAACAGTTGTGTAAGTGTTTGATCCTTAAATGGTGAATTAATTTTACGTCCGTTAATAACGTGTTCGTATCCGTACGTTTGACCTACACCAGTACCAAAACCTGAGTCAATCCAAATGCGTACCATATCCTTTGGTGAATACATATGTACGTATGGACGACCATCCAAACGTCCCTTTGGCGGTACGTTTAAACTAATGTAGTCTCCCTGCCGTAACTGTGGATATGACACAGTTCGTCTACCTGTATTGTATTTGGCAAAAGGAATAGGAGATGTCCATTGCTGCTGAAACTTACCATCAGCAGTTCGCAGTATATCTGCAGGGCTAGTTCTAGCTAAACCTTTCCACGCAGCACGTAATGGACCACCTACCTCTTGGAATATTGCTGCAGCATCTCGATCAATTGACATTGCAGCATTGTTAGCAATAGGCGCCTCAAAATTAGATAGCGTAGTTAGGAAGCCACTAACAAAAGTTTCATGAGCAAATGGATGCCAATCCTGCTTTAACGATATCCCGTCAACATCATCTAAGTTTGCCCATGCAGCTTGTAAATCTAAAGTGCCAAACTTACGTCGGTATTCACGGGCTGCCTCCAACTGAGTCATCACCGGATACAGAGGATGAGTTTCATTAATGCGACTTAAAAACTCTGCACCCATTGGCAACAGTGATTCAAGCAATCGCATCTGATTACCATCGGATACACCATGGAATAATACGTGACCAACCTCGTGAGCAAGTGTTGCTGCATTGCGATCAGCACTCATGTCACTAGCAATCATTAATAACTTATGTGTTGCCTTGGCTGTTTTGTTCTGCAGGTTCAATGTAGCACCATAAACTTGCTGTTTGGCTTTACCACTGCCAAGGTGATCACGCATTGCTACATTACTTAAACTCATGATTTTCTTAGTAGTAAATAATACGCGACCGCTATTCAAGTAATAGTCTTGACGTCCACGAGCAATCATGTAGGCACGAAACGCATTGACTTGTTCTGGCGTCAAAGCTTTAGTTGCGCCCATGAACTGTGCAAACGATAAAGATGAGTTCTGTATAAATGCCTGTACTACTTGCTCACGTGCTCCTACTGCACGTAATCCGTTAATAACCTCAATACGGTGTTGTGGTTGTTGACTACCCAACAACATGCTAAGTTTGTCGTTAGCATGACCAAATGCAAAATTGTCATACAACTTTGCTAAACCAGTAGCCAACTGATTAACCATATTCAGGTCACCAGCTAATTTTTTTGCAGGACGCAATGCAGCATCTGACATAACCTGTCGATACATACCTTTTATCCTGTCAATACTTTCAACTTGTGTTTGGTTTGTATATTCAGATGTATCTATCTGGTTGTACATGTCATACAACAATTTAGCAGTAGCTGGTTTAAGTGCTTTCAGCTGACCTTCTGCAGGTTCGGAAAAAATACTGTGTCTACCAGAAGCATTTGTTGTAAATGCGACTGCCTCATTACCGGCCTCCGATAATGCTTTTAATGTTGTAGCAATTTGATGCGGTACATCATTGTAGCCAGCTCTAAATGAGGCATATGTTCCAGTGCGATCAATCTTTGCCCACTGAGACACTAAAGCGTCTGGTTTGGCTATAGATAGTAACGCTTTTTGAAAGTCACTCTTACCAGTGAGTTCTGTCTGTAAGATCATTCGGACACTTGCCGCTAATTCACGTGCAGTAAATTTTGCATTGTCAGCGTTGAGATTTTTAAACAAATCATCAATGCGTTTATTTACTGCCTTAACTGCTTTTTCGTCGGCAATAGATGGAATGATTTTTTCTCCACCTTCAATTGCTATTCCGTCTTTTACAGCACGATCAAACGTTCTAATGGTCTCATTGCGCCATTTATTCTGTGCAGCGTCTAATGCACCTGCAGTATTTATTGCAACGTCACCAAGGTTACTGTTTCGCTCAGGTGACACAACGGTCAGAGGGTTGATTGCCCGCACTTGTGAATCACCAAAGAGCTTAACTTTTTCAAAAGATGTATCCGACGATGCCAACTCTAACTCACTAGTAAGCACCTTAGATAAAATTTCGCGCATGCCAGCATAGTTTCTAGCATGCATAGCCAATAGGTTTGCTCTTTCAGCAGCATTTTGTTCATGTACAACCATGCCGTCAAAACCAGTATCACTACTGATGGCATACGTCACTACAGAGGGATCGTCATCTAAAAACTCAGCTAACAGCGGATCAATCGCACTACCAACAAACATTGCGTCGGCTACATTTGTGTCGGGATTTATTTTTACTACGTCTGGGTTATCTCGATCAATAGCCATGCCAATTTTTTCAATGTCTTGCACATTACGCTTTTGGCCAAAGATATTGATTGACACTTCACCATTGGCTACATCAATAGACACCTCTTGTGACTTCATTGCATCCGACAAAAAGGTTAGTTGCTCTTTTGCCATACGAGTAACTTGTCGTAACATTCGGACTGAATTTTCACCGAATGCAATTGATCGAGCCGTACCCATTTCACGTAACGGATCACTAATAAGTGAGTCATACATGTTTTGCATGATGTTTAACTGAATAGCTAAAACATCTTGCGGTGCATCCGCAAATTTTTCTAACAACGGTTGCGGTACCTTGACGACAGCGTTATTGAAATTATCTAACGCTTTTATAAACTTCTCCTGTATAGTGCCTCCTTTCTGTTGGTCTTCGACTTTAGCGGAAAAAGTCTTAATAGCCTGTTGGAGGATAGCTATTTGTTCGCGCTTTGTTGCAATAGGAATTGTCGAGTCAGCGTTGATAGCACGTATCTGATTTTGCAGAATCGTAATTTGACTTTTATCATCTGACTCACCAAATGTAGTGGCCTCCGTGCTTTTTCCATCCTCATCTTGAGACACTAGTTTTCCACGAGCAACATCACTGTCGCCAAGTGCTAAAAATGCTCTATGAGATAAAGCAGCTTGAGTGTAAAAACTTTGCAATGAGTCATAAGCATTTTCTAATTGACCTAATGCAGATTCAAAATTTTCATCTAGATGTACATCGCCATCCATGTACAGTAAACTCAACTGCTTAGCATTACTGATAATGTTATCTAAATGCCTAAAT